CAGCAGGTACATCAACATTAACAGGAACAGAGTCTGGAGCAACACAGGATACGGAATACTCGTTTACAATTCGTGCCACTGATGCACAAGGCCAGACAGCTGATCGAGCGTTTACGATGACATTTACATTTGGAGCGTCTAACTCGATTCAGTTTAACTAGGAATTTATTATGGCAACAAGTTACTTAACAAAAACTTTTGGAAGTGCAGGAAGTCTAACAACTTGGACATTATCTTGTTGGGTTAAAAAAGTAGGCCGGGGTATTGAACAAAGAATATTTAGTTGTGATGATGATGCTTCAGGTAATAATGACCAATGGATGAAATTTGATGGTTCGGATATTCTTCAATTTTCACAGTATCAAAGTGGATATACTCAAAAAATAGAAACTAATAGAAAATTTAAGGACAATAGTGGCTATTACCATATAGTTTTAGTATGGGATACAACAAATGCATCAGCAGGAGATAGAACTAGAATATATATTAATGGAGTTAGAGAAACTTCATTTAGTTCTGAAGTACAAGCATCTTCTTCTTTAGGTAGTTTAATAAATAATACTACATACCCATTTGAAATTGGTCGTAGAGGTTTAGATGGTTCGCAATATTTTCCTGGGAATTTATCTAATATAGCGTTTGTAGATGGGACGGCTCTAGATCCAACTTCATTTGGTGAAGTAGATTCGACGTCGGGAATTTGGAAGTTTAAGGCACCATCTGGTATTACATGGGGCACAAATGGTTTTTGGTTAAAAGGAGAAAACTCAGCTAATTTAGGTTTAGATAGTGCTAACTCAAATAATTTTACAACTGGAGGAGGAACACCGACTCAGTCGATCGATACACCTTCAAACGTCTTTCCGGTTTTTAACAGTTTAGAATATTATGGATCTGATGGAGCAACACTAAGTAATGCAAATACAACATATGCAACTCCAAGTGCTGGTCATAGATATTTAAGAGCTAGCTTAGCTGCAGCAAGTGGAAAATTTTATTTTGAATGTAAGTTAGATACAGCTGCAGGTTCTGGTTTGGATGTTATTGGTATAACAGATCATGAAATGAATGATGGTACTGACGAATTATCACAAGATGCAAATTCTATTGCTTATGTTAGTGACGGTTCAGTTAGAAAAGATGGAAGTAATGTTGATACAGGTGAAGGAACTTATACGTCCGGAGATATTATATCGGTGGCAGTAGATATTACCAATTCAAAAATTTATTTTAGAAAAAATGATGGTGCCTGGATTAATTCAGGAGATCCAGCTGCTGGGACAAATGGTTATAGTATTGCTGCTGTAGATACAACATCCGGTGGTTTTTATCATTTTGCAGCAGGTGATTGGGTTAACCCAGGATCAAATACATGGTCAGCTAATTTTGGAACGGGTTTTTTTGGAACCTCGGCCGTTGCGTCTGCTGGAACTTCAAGTACTGGTGATGATTCAGTTTGGGAATATGATTGCCCAACGGGATACTATGGAATGAATACAAAAAATATAAATACTTATGGATAAGGAGATAAAATAATATGGCTTACGCAAACATTACGAAACCTAGTTTAAAGATGAACACCGTTTTATACACGGGGGATAGTTCATCAACAAGAGGTATAACTGGAGTAGGATTTCAACCTGATTTAGTTTGGGTTAAAACTAGAAATGCAGCTAATCCACATTTAGTGAGTGATGCTGTTAGAGGTACAAATAATAATTTACAAACAGATTCAGCTGCAGCAGCGGCTGTTGACTATTCGCAAGGCTGGGTTTCTGCATATGGAGCTGATGGATTTACTGCACAAGCAGGGAGCAGTGGAGATAATGATATTAATGGAAATACAAATACTTATGCAAGTTGGAATTTTAAAGCAAATGGTGCAGGTTCATCAAATAGTAACGGAAGTATAACTTCTACTGTTTCTACAGATTCTGATACGGGGATATCAATAGTAAAATATACGGGGGCTGGTACAACAAGTACTGTTGGGCATGGATTAGGTGTAGCACCTGAAATGATTTGGGTTAAAAGATTAGATAGTTCTAATGGATGGATTGTTTGGAATGATTGGTTACAAGGAGCTAATAGATATTTAGTATTAAATACTACAGCAGCTCAAGCAACTAATTCTACATTTTTTCAAGAAACACCTCCAACCGAAAACGTTTTTTATGTGGGTAATGATGATGGTGTTAATGGTAATACTTATGACTATATAGCTTACTGTTTTGCACGTAAAAAAGGTTTTTTAGCACAAGGACAATTTCGTGGAACAGGAAATAGCGATGGTGCTTTTATATACACTGGTTTTAAACCAAGATTTGTAATAGTTAAAGTTATGTGGGCTTCATCAGGTCCTGATTTTGCAAACCATTGGTTTATCTTTGATAGTCAATTAGATGGTTATAATGAAAATAATGAATTTTTAAAATGTGATAGTACTGAAACTATCTCTTCAGGAGATAATCGAATTAATTTTTTAAGTAATGGTTTTAAATGCACAACTAGTAATGACAGTGTTAATAGTTCATCAGGACAATATACATATTTAGCAATAGCAGAAGAACCTCTAGTTGCAAATGTAGGATCAGGAATTCCTTCAACGGCAAGATAATTATGGCAAAAACAAAAATATTAAATGATGGTATAACAGCAACTACAATAGCTAATGATAAATTAGTTAACAGCAGTATTACTATTAATGGAAGTACAGTTTCTTTAGGTGGTTCAGTATCTGATATTGGAGTAGAAACTTTTCCAAATATTTCCTCTTTTACACCAACAGTTGTAACAAATGCTCAAACGAGTATTGCTATTACAGGAACTAATTTTACTTCTATTCCTCATGTTGAAGCAATTAATTCGACTGGAGCAATTGTGCCAGCTGATTCAATTACATTTAATTCAGCTACTTCTCTTACAGTATTATTTACACTACCAACTGATGGGGTTTATTATCTTAGAGTAGAAAACCCTAACGGATTGAGTATGAGAACAGCTAATGCAGATCTTACAGTTTCTGATAATCCTGTATGGGTTACAGCTTCAGGAACAGTAGGAACTTTTGCGGGGGACGTAGCAATTGGTACAATTACTTTAACTTGTACAGATGCAACTTCGTTTACATGTTCCCCTAATCCACCTACGGCAGGATTAACATTTACAAGTGGAACAGGAAGTTGTACACTAACAGGAACGCAGACTGCACACACAAGTGCGTCAACAGACAATTTTACAGTGGTTGCAACGGATGCAGAAGGCCAAACGGCTTCAAGAGCTTTTTCAATAAGTTACTCATTCGGAGCTACTGGATCAGGAGGATTTAGTTAATGGCTGATACATACGCAACACGTACATTTGGGACACCAACAAGTCCTTATAAATTTACAATTTCATTTTGGGTAAAAAGAAGTAAGTTAAGTGTTTCACATATAGCACCTATAACAGCAGGAACTTATACTAGTACAAATATGGGTCAATTTCTATTTAGTGGGGATGATACTTTACTTTGTCAAACTTACAATGCAGGTGGAAGTGCAACAATGGCACGAGACACAAATATGAAATTCCGGGATACCAACGGATGGTACAATATCGTACTTGGTGTTGATGGAACTTTAGCATCAGCAGGAGATAGACAGAAACTTTATGTTAATGGAGAACTAATTACAAGTTTTGCGGCTTCTACAGATGCAAGTCAAGATACAGACTTAGCTTGGAATCAAAATGGTATTGTATGTATGCTTGGTAATAGAGCAACTACTTCTTATTATTTTGACGGGTACTTAAGTCACGTGCACTTCATAGACGGGACTCAATATCAAGCTTCAGATTTTGGATCTACGGATGCCACGACGGGACAATGGAAAATAAATACGGCTCCAAGTGTCACTTATGGAAATAATGGTTTTTTTGTTCTCAAAAATGGCAATTCATTAACAGACCAATCTACTAATAGTAATGATTTTACTTTAGGTGGTGGGGCTATAGTGGACATGAAAGACTGCCCTTCTGACGTATACGCTACAATGAATAATTTAGATAATTATGAACAAGGTTCAACATTTACAGTATGTAATACTAAACTTGAATGGAATACAAATAATAAAACAAATTATTCAACTTTTGCAATGAATAAAGGTAAGTTCTACTGGGAAATGAAATATGCTAATATTACAGGTGGTGCTGATGCTATGATAGGAATGTCATTAGCAGATACTAGACAACCTGACGATTATCCAGGGCATGATTCTACTGCTTGGTCTTATTATGCTTCTAATGGAAGTAAATATAATAGTGGTGGTTCTTCTTACGGAGACAGTTGGACAACTAACGATATTATTGGTGTAGCTTTTGATGCAGATACTAGAACACTTTGGTTTTCTAAAAATGGTGTTTGGCAAAACTCAGCAACGATTTCTGAAATAGCAGCGGGAACAACTACTAATGCAGCTTGGACAGGTATGGGTTCAGCAGGACAGTGGTTTATACCTTGTATGTCAGGATATGATGGAAACAAAGCAGAATTTAATTTTGGAAATGGTTATTTTTCAACGACACCTATTTCTGATGAAGGAACAAATGCAAGTGGCGTGGGCAAGTTTGAATACGATGTTCCAAATAATTTTACAGCGCTTAGTACGAAAGGATTAAATATATAATATGGCCTGGACAACAATAAATAAAAGCAGTTTACACATGAACCCTAAGCTCTACACAGGGAACGGTTCAACAAATGCAATTACTGGAGTTGGATTTCAACCTGACTTGGTTTGGTTAAAAAATAGAGATACTGCTAATTCACATCAATTGTATGATGCTGTTAGAGGAACAACAAAATATATTGAATCAGATAATAATGGTGCTGAATATACAAGTGCTAATGGTATTTCAGCTTTTGGCACAGATGGATTTACAATAAATGGAAATTTAACAGGAGCAAATAATAGTAGTGATAATTTTGCATCATGGAACTGGAAGGCAAATGGTGCAGGCTCAGCTAATACAGATGGAGACATAAATTCTACTGTTAGTGTTAATACTACAAGTGGTTTTAGTATTGTGAAGTATGTTGGAAACTCAACAGCAGGCGCAACTGTAGGTCATGGCTTAGGTGTTGTTCCACAATTAATATTATTTAAAAGATTAAATGCAAGTAATGTTTGGATTACAGGAGATATGGTAAATAGTTTTACAAAAATTATGTTCTTAGATACTACTGCAGCATCAACTACTGATAGTAATGCTTTCAATGATACTAATCCTACTTCAAATGTTTTTACATTAGGGTCAGCTTTAGGCACTGGTACTAATTTTAGTGGAGACGATTACATAGCTTATTGCTTCGCCAATATCGATGGCTATCAACGAGTAGGAGGATATACTGGAAATGGAAATGCTGATGGAACATTTGTTTACACAGGATTTAAACCTACTTGGACTATGATTAAGTGCACAAGTGGTACGGATAACTGGGTTATAGATGATAATAAAAGATCAACATCTAATGTAATGGAAAATACTTTATTTGCTAATACAAGTGGTGCTGAATATACAGGATCAGCTTATGGAATAGATTTTTTATCCAATGGCTTCAAAATAAGAAATACTGATGGTCAATATAATACAAATGGTGGCTCATACTTGTTCCTTGCCATAGGTCAAACCCAGGTCGGTACTAACGATACGCCCGCGACGGCGAGGTAGAACATGCTTTTAGGTTTTGATTCCTACTCAGCAACTCCTTTTTCTACTACAGGAGCAGATAACGGTGTAGTAGTTTCAGTTAGCGGAGTTCCAATATTATTCAAAGTTGGCAACGTCGATATAACTGCTAATTCTATATACCAAATAGCTAATGCTGATCCTCTTGCTTTAAAGACAGGAACTCCAATTATTACAGGAGTAGCTAATTTAACAGTTAATGGTAGTCCTCTTGCTGTAGGATCAGGGACTGTTATTGTTTCAGGAGACGCTGATATTGTAGCAACGTTAAACTCCTTGAAAATTAAGACAGGATCGGTTACAGTAACAGGAACATCAAACGTAACGCCTACAGGCTCACCAATTTTAGTTAAAACAGGGGTCGGTAGTGCAATAACATGGAGTAATATAGATCCAAACGCTACAGAAGTTTGGACACCTATAGTACCTTATTAATTATGGCATCAACATATTCATCAGATTTAAAACTAGAAATAATGACAACCGGCGAAAAAGCTGGTCAATGGGGAACAATTACAAATACTAACTTAAACATTTTAGCTCAATCTACGAGCGGTGTTCTAAGTAAAGCTATGGTTACAACTAGTCCATATGATACTTCATTACCTATTTCAGACGGATCAACTTCTGATGGTAAAAATTTATATATTAAACTTACAGGAACTTTAACCGCTAATAGCACCGTAACTATGGCTGCAGCAGGGGCGAGAGTTTTTATTATTGAGGACACAACAGACAGAACTACAAGTGAATTTACAATCAATGTATTGACAGCTAGCAGTGGAAGTCCCGTTCCTTTACCTGCAAAATCTACATGTATATTCTATTCAGATGGCACTAATACCTCTTTAGGTGGTATCATTAAAAAAGGATATATTAATATTAATTCTGCTACTACAACTGCTTACACAGCAGTAAATGGAGATCAAGTATTAGTATCTACAACTAGTAACACTGTGGCAATTACATTACCTGCGAGTCCTTCAACAGGCGACGAAGTGACAATTATGGATGTTTCTGCAACTGGAGGTTTTGCGTCTAACAATGTAACAGTAGCTAGAAATGGACAACCCATTCAAGGTGCTGCTTCTGATTTTACAATGTCAACTAACAATCAATGTCTAACTTTTATCTATACAGATGGGACAAAAGGTTGGCTATTAAAATCAACAAACGTATAGGAGCTAAATAATGGCTCTTACTACCATTAAGATTTTCCCTGGTGTCGATAAACAAGATACTAACGTAGGTGCTCAAGCACGTTGGGTTGATTCCGATAACGCTAGATTTAGATATGGTACACCTGAAAAAGTAGGTGGATGGTCTTCACTATTAACTGAAACTATAGTAGGTGCAGCAAGAAAGTTATTTGCTTTTGTAGATTTAGAAGGAAATAGATACACGGCTATTGGAACAGATAAATTTTTACTTATTTATTTTGAAGGTCAAATTTATGACATAACTCCTTGGAGAAGTGACGATTTTGGGGCTCAAATTACTTTTACATCTTCTACTTTAGCAACCGATAGTACGACAGCTAAGACATGTACGATAACTACGACAACTCCACATGGCCTAGAGATAGGTGATATTATTTATCTAGATAGTGTAACTCTTCCTGCTGGGACAGGCTTAACCAATGCTCAGTTTGAAGATAAACTTTTTCAAGTTTTATCTACTCCTTCTACAACTACTTTTACAATTAACTCTTCTAATCAAGCAAGTGCAGTAGTAAGCACTGGCGGTAGTATGACTGTAATGCCGTATCAAAGAATAGGACCTGTTGAACAAACATATGGATATGGATGGGGAATACCTCAATATGGCGGTACGGTGAGTTCAGGATCTCAAACAGGATGGGGAGTTGCAGCTGCAGCTTCGTCTGTTACTTTGGAACCTGGATTATGGTCATTTAGTAATTATGGACAGGTTTTAATTGCTACAGTTTTAAATGGAAAAACATTTACATGGGATACATCTATTGGATCCAGTACAGCATTCACAACACGTGCTTCAACAACTACTCCTAATTTTGTGACAGCTTTAGTATCTGGAACTAATTTAGGAAATCCTACAGCATCTAGAATGACTTTAATTTCACCTACTACTAGACACGTTATCCATTGTGGCACTGAAACTACAATTGGTGATGACAGTAGTCAAGACGACATGTTTATTAGATTCTCAGATCAAGAAGGTTTAAATGAATATAAAGCAACTGCAGTTAATACTGCTGGTTCTCAACGTTTGCAAGATGGAACTAAAATTATGGGAGCCATTAAAGGTAAAGAAAATATTTTAATTTGGACAGACAATGCTTTGTATACCATGAAATTTGTAGGTTCTCCTTTTACATTTGGTTTTGAACAAGTAGGAACTAACTGTGGTTTAATTGGACAGAATGCATGTTGTGAGATTGATGGTGTTGCTTATTGGATGTCCAACAATGGTTTTTTTGCATTTGATGGTACGGTTAATTCATTGCCTTGTGCTGTAGAAGATTATGTTTATGATGACTTTGATACTACTAAAGGTCAACAAGTTTGTGCTGGAATTAACAATCTATTTACAGAAGTTGTTTGGTATTATCCTACATCAGGATCAAGTTTTAATAATAGATATGTAGTATTTAATTACGGAGAGTCTGGTAAATTACCTATGGGTAATTGGTATACTGGAGTTAATACAAATGCAATTAGAACAACATGGTTAGATTCATTAGTATATCCTAAACCTTATGCAACAGCTTATAAAAGTTCTAATTCAGGAAGTTTTCCTGCGGTTATTGGAGAAACAGGACTAGGTTCATCTACGTTATTTCAACATGAAACAGGGACCGATCAAATTAATGCCGATGGTACAACTACAACATTAACTTCATTTATTGAGTCTTATGACTTTGCATTACAACAAGAAGAACCCGAGGTATTTTTAGCAATGCGAAGATTTGTTCCTAATTTTAAAGCTTTAACCGGAAATGCTAAAATAACCATTTCTGTTAAAAATTTTCCTTCTCAAACTAAGACAGTTAGTACATTAAGTCCCTTTACAGTGGATGCAAATACTACTAAAAAGGACACACGAGCTAGAGGAAGATATGCAAGTATAAAAGTAGAAAACGCCGGCGCAGGAGAGTCTTGGAGATTTGGGCCTTTCCAAGTTGACGTTCAACCAGACGGGAGAAGATAATGACAAAAAGACTAAACATTGAAAAAGCAATTAAGAAACCAGGTGCGTTAAGAAAATCGCTTGGAATTAAAAAAGGTGAAAAGATTCCTTTAAGTAAATTAAATAAAGCAGCTAAAGCAAAAGGTAAATTGGGTCAACGAGCTCGTTTTGCTAAAACTTTAAGAAAAATAAATAAAGCCTAATGACAAAATTAGTAGTTAGATTACCAGAACCTAAAAAAGAATACACTGAAGATAATCAAAGACAGATTAATAGAGCTTTAACTTCTGTTATAGAACAATTAAATTCTACGTTTTTAAAAGACATGAAGGAGGACCAAGAACGATTTACTTGGTTTGGATTAGGTTAATGGCTAATATATATAAAAATGATAAAGTAAGTTTAACTAATACTGACAATACAACTTTGTATACAGTACCATCAAACTCAAGGGCTATTGTAAAATCTTTATTAGTTGTAGAAGATAATGGTGGTGCAGCAGTTGTTAAAACAACATTAACTAATGAAGCAGGTACAGCATTTGTAATAGACAATGATATTAATTTAAGTGCTAATCAAAAGGAACAAGTTTTAAGTGAACCTTTAATTATGCAAGAAAGTGAAATATTAAAGGTACAAGCAACTAGTGGTAATGTAGATGTTATTGCATCTATACTAGAAATCAACAGAGAGGATAAATAATGTCGTTTATAGAACAAGAAATGAAAATAATACAAGAGGAAGTAAATGGTCAAAAAGTACCATTTGTTAGACCTGAAGTAGTAGTTACCTTAAAACATAAGCTAACAGGCAAAGAATATGGATCTGATGCTGAAGCTGAAGCCGATATTCAGGACCCTAATACGGAGACTCAGTCACACCACATTGAGCGAAGTGTGAGAATAAATGTTAAACTTCCTCCTTTAGGAACATCAACTAACTTGTAATAGGAGAAAAAGTAGTATAAATTATATGATCCAGGATAACATACCTGCCTATATTTTAATTACATAACAAATATGCCAATAACACGAGCGCAAATGAACAGACAATTATATGCAGGGGGTGGAATTATGACAGTTGCCCCAAGAGAAAAATTTGGACTAGGAAGTAGTCTTAAAAAATTTGTCAGAAAAATTATACCTAATGAAATTTCAAAAGTAGCTACAGTTGCAGCTCCGTTTGTAGCTCCATTTAATCCATTACTTGCTGCAGGAATGGCTGGTATTGGTGGTTTTGATCAACACGGAAGTATAAGTAAAGGTTTAAAATCTGGATTAATGACATATGGCGGTGGTCAAGCTGCTAGGTATCTGGGTGGCGCTGGATTTCAAGAAGGTATAAATCCTTTTTCTGGTTTTGATGGGGGCGTAGGAAGTTTATTTAGTTCCCCTATTGGTACAGAAACAGGACTTAAACTAGGTCAATACAAAATGTTTGGTGGTTCACCAGAACTTAAAACAGTAACAGGAGTAGATTCCTCTCCAATTCAAATGGCAACGGATTCAGCAGTTAATGTTAATGATGCTCTTTTAGGAAACCCAGATTATATGGGTGGCACAACAAGCAGTGATTTAATAAATAAAGCAGTAAGCGGTAATATATCTAACACAGGATCTCTTGTTAATAAAAAAGTTGTAGAACAAAGTTTCTTTGAAACATTGAAATCTGGTAACATGGCCGATATAGGTAAGGCTACTATGGATCTAGGTGGTAAAGCACTTAAAGCAATATTTACTAATCCTATTACAAATGCAGCAGGAGAAGTAACAGGAACTACATTAGACAAAACTGCAATTCTTGCAGCACTTGTGGCCGTTCCAAGTTACTTGGAAGCAAAAGCTTTAGCTGATGAAGCAGGGCTCACGGACGAAGAATTTAATGAAGATTTATACAATGCAGAAAAAGCTTCTTACATGTCTAAATATCAAGAAGCACTACCTTATGAAAGTTTTGGTTTAAAAGATGGTGGAAGAATTAAGTATGCAGGAGGTAGTGATCCTAGAGTTACCCAACTATTAGAAATAAAAAGAGCATTAAAAGAAAAAGGTGAGGACACTTCTGATATTGATGCCGAGATATTTCAAATAACAGGGAGAGTATTAGAAGCATTTGGTACTGATAAAAATAATAGAGAAGGTATTGAAACCATTGATATTGGTATGGAAATGGAAGAAAAACCTGAAAATGATAAATTAGCTTTAGGTATGGACACCATTAGAGACTACGCTTTAGGAATGAATGATGGACAAGGTCCAATTACTAGAAAAGACTATATAGATATTTATATATTCATGGGGCATGACACAGGTACGGCAACCTCTTTAGGAACCAATGCCTATAAAGAAGGTGTTAGTAATGTAGAAGGTTTAAAAGATGGTGGAAGAATTAAAAGAAAATTTGGTTCTCCTGAAAAGGGAGAAGGTATTGAAACCATTGATATTGAAATGGAAAAAGAAGAAGTACCTGAAAACGAATTAATGGCAGGTATTACATTTAGCTCTGCAGAAAAATCTTATTTGTTTAGAAGACTAGCTGGTAATCAAGGATCAGACAGATCCTACACAATGCCTAAATTGTATAGAATTTTAAACAATCCAGGATCATATCCTGATGATGCAGCTATATTAAAACAAATTGCTATTATGGGCCTTAACAAAAAAGATGGTGGAAGAATAGGGTTTAATGAAGGTACTAACTTAGACGAAATTTTAAAAGAAGATATGACTATTTCTGAGAGCCGTAATGATCCAAAAAATATGACTACAAAAGAAATTGTAAGTATTATTCAATCTGGGAGATCTACTCCAGAGATGTTTGAAGAATTAATGTTAAGAGGTTACTCTGGAGTTGATTCACTGATATTAGAGGAAATAGGTGGTAAAAAATTAGACAAACCTGAAACAGCTTATACTTTTAGATCTGATGGAAAAACAGGTGTACTAGAAGACTTTTTATTTAAATTAAGAGAATCTAATCCTGATATTTATGGAAAATATAAAAGACCTATAGACAATTATCCTACTGAAGGTCCTTCTACACAAGTAAAATTTTTGGATAATACAACGATGAAAGCTAACGGTGGCAGAATAGGATTTGAAAGTGGTACTTCATGGATTACTAAAAAATCTGATTCAACAGGAATAGAAGATTTAATGATAGATGGAGAAAACGATCTTACAGAATGGATTAAGAGAAAAACAATTATAGACAAAGAACCTGCTTCTAATTGGATTCAGAAAAAAATAAAAACAGTTGAAGATTCAGACAAAGAACCTACTTCGTGGATTAAGAAAAAAGAAGAACCTGAGACATGGATTACTAAAAAATCACAACACAACAAATTAATAGAAAAATTAGATTCTTTCTATCAAGACAGTGAAGCTAGCGGTGGAAGATTGTTTCAAGACCTACAAACTACACATGGAATTTTATTAAGAGACTTACAAAATGGAACTAATAAAAGCGGTTTAAATACCGATAAAATTAAAGCAGAAGATCCTGTTGAAATGACAGCCACAATCTTACTAGGCACATTTTCTACTGGTGGTAAATCTATTGAAGAAAAAGCAAAAGGTGGTATCATGGGGATGGAAGTTCCTGTAAGAAAAAACCAGGGCGGTGTCAGTGAACTAGACTACAGAAATACCGGCGGCTTTGTACCAGTTGGCGTTAAAGAGAGAGCTGATGATGTTCCTGCAATGTTAAGCAAAAACGAATTTGTATTTACTGCAGATGCAGTAAGAAATGCTGGTAATGGCAATATTAATAAAGGTGCACAAAAAATGTATAACATGATGAAAAATTTAGAAAACGGAGGAACACTAGCATAATGGCAACTAACACTACAATCAATAGACCCGCTCCCTATTTAGAAGCAGCAGGAGAAACACTATTAGATCTAACTACCAAACTTACAGGAAAAGAAGTTGATACTTCCAAATTTGCACCAACAGTTGCAGGTCAAAATGTATTAACACAACAAGCACAACAACAAGCAGCAACACAAGCGGGACTTGGTACTTTAACTTTTGGATCAGAAGGTCAAGTTAGTGGTGTAGGTGCAGGTACAGGTGTTGCAGGTTATCAACCTTTTTTAGATCAAGCAGCAGCATATTCAGGACCACAAGGTTATCAAGGTTTTATGTCACCTTACCAACAAGACATTATAGATACTTCATTAGCAGAATTCGATAAACAAAAAGCAATACAACAAAATCAAATAGCTCAAAATGCAATTACAGCTGGAGCTTTTGGTGGAGCTAGACAAGGTGTACAAGAAGCAGAATTTGGAGCCCAAACTTTACAAGACAGAGCTTTATTACAAGCACAGATGTTAGGACAAGGATATGCACAAGCTAATCAATTAGCAAATCAAGGTTTTGAACAACAAAAAGGTTTAGCATCATTACAACCATCACTAGCACAAGCTAACATACAAGCACTAGGTGGAGCAGGTACTAGCGATCTTGGATATCAACAAGCACTATTAGATGCGTCTGCACAAGGTAATCAATTAAAAGCATACGAACCATATAACAGATTACAATTCTTAAGTTCTATAACTGGTGGATTATTGTCAGGGCAACCTCAAGCTTATATGACAACATCCCCTGCAACAGGAGGAACAGCCGGACCATTAAGCACCGCACTGGGAACAGCAGCTAGTGTATATGGTTTAGGAAGTTTATTTGGAAAATAATGTATAACGTATTTAAAAGACCTATGTTTAGAAAAGGTGGCAGTTCTAAAGGAACTGGTATCATGTCCCATGTAGAACCTAGAGTTCAAGCCAACAGCGGTTACTTTGGTCAAACACCTATTTATCCTGTACCCTTAAATCAAATTAAAGTAAATGCTGCTATGGGTATGGGTGATGGTAGGGTTCCAATGATGAAAAGTTTTCCTATGGATGCACAAGTTATGGGAGCTAGTACCAATGTTAGACCTACCATAAATAAAAAAAACACTGATACTTCTCTATCGGGTTTTGATTATGGAATAGATGGTCAAATGCCTAATGTTGAAGGTCCTTCTCAAGAAGAAATTTTTGCTCAAATGTTTGAAAGAGTTACAAAAAAAGCAAAAGAAGGTAAATTTTTAAATGCTGAAGAAAGAAAATTTGCAATGGACAATGGTATTAAAATGTACAACGAATTAGCAAGTGGGGATACTCAAATTTCATTAGAAGAAGTTATTGCTGATAAAAACAAATCTAAAGAAATAGATTTTTCTGAAGTAGGTGCTGCAGGAGATCAAATTACTATGGCTTCAGAATCAGAAAAAATAGCTAGAGCTAATGCATTACAAAAGAAAAAATTAGATATCGTACCTGGTGGAGACAATAGTGGTAAACTTACAACTGATATTATGGAAGAAGTTGCAAACGAAAAGAAAATTTTAAACGAACTATTAAAAAATGACAAATTAACTAGAGGTGAGAATGCTTTAATTATAGCAGCCGCTTTAACTGAGCCTGGTGGAATTAATGAAAAAGTTAAAAAAGCAACAGAGCTTGCATTACCTGTCGCAAGATCAAGAGCTAAAGAAGATAAAGCTGTTACATTAACTGCTTACAAAGCTGCTAAAGAAAAAGAAAAGTATGCACAAAAATATAAAGCTGATGCAAATAAACCTACTCAGGAAATGAAAAACCTAAACAATAGAGCTAATATTTTAATACAAAATGGTGACAAAAGAGATAAAGAAACAATAAAAGCAGAAATGATAAAAGATTCAATGAATGAGTCTGCAGATGTTAAAGCACAAAGAGCAATTATTAAACAATATTTACCTGAAATTGATGAGAGACATAGTGATGTTTTAAAATACAGAAAACAAGTAAAAGAATATGCAAATAAGTACACAGGAAAAGATATAACTCAAGATAAAAAATACATAAACTTACTTGAAAAATTATCTAAGGCAGAAACTCTTTTTGGAACATTTATAGATAGTAATGATGTTTTATTAAATACAGTTCCTCAATATAGAGAAGTAATTGAAAGTCTTTCTAAAACAAAAGCTAAGGATGGCGGACGAATTGGTTATTCAATGGGTACAGACCCCAATGAACCGATTGAAGATATAGAATCTACAGAAGTAATAACAACAGGCGGTACGGAAACTCAAGAAAAACCTGTTCTTAATTTAAGTTATGCAGAACTTAGGGATAGATTACCTCCTGAAATAACAGATCAAGTTGTAGCTTTATTAGCAAGTAGTGAGGAAGCCTTACAAGACTTTGCTTACATTACTTCACAAGAAGATGTTCAAAAGTTTAATGTTAAATACGGAGTAAATTTAGTTGTTCCTCCTGCTCAACCAACTGCATAGGAGTCTAAATGGCCTGGGAAACTTGGGAAGAAGATGTTGAAGTTGCAAGAGGTGGCGACGTTGGAACATTAGGATATATTACTGATACTGTTATTACAGGTCCAGCTAAAGGATTAAGTTTAGCTGTTAGAGGACTGTTAGAAATGGGTGCAATGCCTATTGATTATTTAGCTAACACAAATTTATTAAAAGGAATAGAGGATATTTTTGAAGGAGATGGTTTCCTTGCAACTCCTGATACTAAAACTGCATTAGGAGACATTACTTCTGTTATAACTCAGTTTGGAGTTCCTTATCTAGGAGCATTAAAAATTGCTAATGGTTTAAGTAAAATGAAATCAGGAGCTGGTTTCACAATGACTAAACTTGGTAGCCTATCTAAAGCTGGTAAAGCTGCTGAACTTACTAAACGTGCAGGTTATTTTGGAGGTATAGGTGGAGTTGTAGATTTTGCAGTTTCTACTCCAAGTGAATTAGGAACCTTGTCTGATATTACAGGGCTCACGGAAAAAACTGATTACTCAGGTTTAGAAGGAAGAGATAGAGCAATTGAAACTATAAAAGGTAAAGCAAAATTTGGTGCAGAAGGAGCTGTGTTAGGAGCGGGAGTAACACTTTTACCACAAGCAGCATCTTTAGGTTTTAGATATGGAATTCTACCTGCAGCTAAAACAGTTGGTTATGTAGGAGGAAAAGCTTTAAATGTAGTGGACTACCCCTTAACAGGAGCAATTAATGCTATTGTTGGTAAAAATAATAAAAGTATTCTTCAAGAAGCAGTTATAGCAGGTCGAACTAGATTGTCAGATGCAGGTAAAAAAATTGCAGGCGATGTAGAATGGAGATATGTTCCAGCTGAAGGTGGTTTAATGGATCATCTTAAAAGAAGAATTATAAAATTAAGAGATCAATTTGATACATATAGAGGACAAGGTAAAGCTATAAGAGATATACAAGTAGATCTTAATTTAAAATTTGGTGCAGAACAAAAAACATTAACTAGAATTGGTCAAGCCATTCAAGAAGGACACAAAGATATTATAGATAAATACAAAGTTATTTTTAATAGAGATGGAGATTCATTATTAAAATTACAATTAGAAGACAACAAAGTACACAATTTATTACTAGCTACTTCAAAAAGCGAAAAAAGAGAAATACTAAAAACAATTCCAAAAGAAGTTAGGAAAAATGTAATGCGGTTTGATAAATTAATTGATGCTGCAGCTACAAGATTTAGTGCATTTACTGCTGGAATAACTAAGAAAGAGGCTTTGCAAAGTTTAGCTGCAGACTATGCTTTGTATAGTAAAAGAAATTTTGCTGCATTTAATAATAAAAAATTTGAATTTAATCCTCTGTTAGACAAAAATGCTATTAAAGAATTTAAAAATATAATTAGAACAGGTGACAAAGATGTGTTAGCTGCAGTCAGACAAGAAGCTGTTAAAATAGCTAAAGGAGCTACTTCAGGAAAAGTTTATGACGATGCTTATGAACAAGCATTAGAGAAATTTGCTAAAAGAGATATGTTAGCATACAAACAAAAAGTTATATCTGGAGCACAAAGCCCCGAGTTTGCATTTAACGAATTAAATAAAATGTGGAATGTTACAGAAAAAACTAAAGGCGAACCGTTAAAAGCTTTTAAAGGGGAAGATCTACCTGATGCAGTAAAAAGAATGTTATCTGTTGAAAAAGGTAGAACAGGTGCAGAACTCTCTAAAAAAGGTGTAAGAGATTCTTCTGGAAAACTAATAACTGAAGACGTTAAAACTTGGAGTGCAATTAATGCGGGTCTAGATGTAGCTCTTCAACAATCAAAACAAATGTATGGTAAGAAAGCTTTTGATAGTATTTTACAGGCAGGCTTAAGAACTGGAGACAATGTAAACGGAGCAATATTTGATGCTGCCGCTAAGGCAAGATTGGGCAGTAAAACAGAACTTGTAAATCTAGCTAACATTGGGCATAAACAAAATTTTTCTGATCTTGTTATGACAAGTGATTTATTTAACGGTAAGTATTTCGCTGCTCCAGAATTAGCTCATGCATTAGTGGGTGCTAAAGAAGCAACCGCTGGGTTGTATAGTCTTCCTTTTTATAAAGGTTTAATGACTTTAAAAGCAGGTGCACAAATATCTAAAACAATTTTATCACCTATGACACAAATAAGAAACTTTACAACAGCAGCAATGTTTCCTATGGCTAGTGGATTAATAGGAGGTCGAATTGGTTTTAAAGATGCTTGGAGATTAACAGGTGAAGATATATTTGCAGGAGCAAAAACAGATATAGAAAGAATTGCTAGAATAGAAAGATTAATTGAAAGAGGAGTTATTGATCAAAACGTTAACCTGGCTGAAATGAGAAGAGTTTTAGAAGCTGCTAAAAACGGTAAACTTGATTTTCAAGGGCTAATGAATAGTCCTGTTATGAAAAAACTAACTGATGTATATCAAGGTGCTGATAACTACTGGAAAATTTATTCAGATAATTTTTATCAAGGTGCGTTAGCAACTGCTTTTTCTAGAAACGGTGCTATGGACGCAACTGCTTTAATGAAGATGCCTGCAGGTGCTCAAAAAGAAGCTGCTCAAGCTGCTTTTTTTAAAAACATAGATGATTGGTTTAGAACAGTTACAGGTAGTAAATTTGAAAAAATTAATACTTTTACAGGTGCTGCTAAAACTCCTTTAGAAGCATTAGAAGAAGCTTCTGCGTATTTAGTTACTAATACAATTCCTACCTATAGTAAGGTTCCAAAAGTAATTGAAAATATTAGAAACTTACCTTTAGGAAACTTTATAGCTTTCCCTGCAGAAATTTTAAGAACTTCATCAAATATATTTGCAATTGGTACAAGAGAGTTAACTAGTAATAATCCTTACATAAGACAAATGGGAATGAGAAGATTAGTAGGTCTTTCGACTGTTCTTGGCGGTGTTGGATATACTGTTAAAAAAGGAGCTCAATATATAACAGGAGTAGATGATTCAACTATGGAAGCTTTTCAAACTTACTTTGCTCCAACGTATCAAAGAAATTCTACGTTAATACCAATGACTTCTCCAGATGAAAATGGTAATTTTAAATATTATAATTTTTCATATTCAAATCCATACGATACTTTAGTTTCCCCGGTTAATGCTGTTATAGGTGCTTTCTCTGATGGTAGGCTAAATAAATCTACTGCTAATGAAATTATATATAATGCTTTATTTGGTGAACTAATTGGTGGAGATGGTCAAAAAAGAAAAGGTGCTATTGCCGAATTTATTACTCCATTTGTTACAGAATCAATTGGTACAGAAAGAGTTACAGACGTTTTACCTGTCGGTAGAAGTGGTAAAACAAGAACAGGTAAAGTAATTTATTTTGAACAAGACTCACCTGATGTTAAATTAGCAAAATCTATTAATCATATTTTTGGCGGTTTAACACCTGGAGCAGTTACTAGTGCTCAACGTGTATGGGAAGGTGCAACTGGAAAATTTACAGATTACGGAACTCAAAGAGATGGTGCAGCTGAATTAGCAGCTTTAATGTCAGGAGTTAGATTAGAAAATGCTAAACCCCTATCTAGTATGCCTTTTATATTAACTTCTTACGGAAAAGATAAAGGATTGATTAGAAGTAAATTTGCTAAAACAGCATACTCAGCAAGAACTTCACCTGAAAATAAAATTGGTGCATGGAAACAATATGTATTAGAAAACTATGCTAATCAAACTCAAATGTTTAACACAATAAAGGCGGCAGAAGAATTAGGTATTAGTTCAAGAGAATTAAGAAAAATTTTAGAAAACAGATTAACTAAAACTGAATCAAGAAGTTTAATGAGAGGTGAGTTCAAATCTCCGACTTATAGTATTGAAGCTTTTGAACAATTATCAAAAAGATTAGAAGATGAAGATCCTTTTAAAGCTGACGAAATTACAGACCAAAACGAAATTGTAATGGATATTTTTAAAGACAGTCAAAAAGCTTTGAAAAAATTTGAATTAGGGAGATCTATGGAAGAATTAGAACAATTTATAGATGAAATTTTATCACCAGGAGTAGAAGAATCTAGAGAAATAATAGACACATCTGTATCTCCAAACATTACTCCTGTTCAACAAACAGAAGCTAAACTGCCTGTCGACGTAAATATGGCTACTTCAGCAAATACCGTGTTGCCTATTTTAGCTCAAAACAATTCAACAAATCTTGCAACCTTATACGGGATAGATTATAATAGGATGAATACTGCGCAAAAAATTGAAGCATTTTATAAACCTTTTAGGACAGCTTAATGACATTTTATGAACTATATCAATATTATCTAAACAAAAACAAAGGTGGTGGTGAAGGTATTGAATCTATAACCGATAGTACTCAATACATTCCAATTCCACCACGTGCAGGTGGCGGAGACAATGATTTTCAAGGTGGTGGTAAATGGGGAAATTTAGATTTAGATGACACTAAAACTTTTAACAAACAAGTTTGGTCAGACACAGCCGGCCCCCCAGGACAATTTGATTGGATGGATCAAGAAGTTAAAGGATATTTAAATCCTAAAACAGGACAATATCAAACTTTTGAAGGTAAAAATATAAATCACTTAGGTATAGAAGTTCCAACTATTGCTGGCATGTTGTTTGATAAAAATTTTGGTCAAGGTCCTCAACCAGGTGATATTAAAGGATTGTTCACAGACGGAGTTCCTCAAAACTGGAAAGACAGTATATCCAACATAGGTAATCCTTTTAAAAAAAATACAGGTATTGCTAGTGCGTATGATTACAATATTATAGGGGATTCAAGTGTAGACTCAGAAGAAAATCAACCTGGTGATGGAGGTAATATAATTACAAACACAGATCAAAGTGGTACAGGTGATGGTGATGGTGGTAGTGGCAACAATAAATTTGCAGGCGATTCAGGAAATAAAGCAGGAACAACAGGATCATGGAGTCCGGGAGGTACATACACATCTTCTAATACTTCTAATCAAAGAAGACATCATGCATTAGCGGAGGGTGGTAGAGTTAAATATGAATATGGGGCCACTAAAAAAGTTGCTTTGATTAGAATGCTTTTTAATGAAGCAGGTGGAGAAGAAGGGACTGGAAAGTCATTTGAAAAATTTATGGCAGATGTATTGTTTGAAGGAGACTATTTAGATTAAAGGATAATATTATGGCTAAAGACAACGCATTACAAAGAATAGATTCCCATGAAAAATTATGCAGAATAATGCAAAAACAAACACACGACAAAATTCATAAATTAGAAAAACAAATTAATCGAGTAGAAAGCATCTTGTTAGTATCTACAGGTGCTTTAATTACTGGAATGGCTTACGTTATTTTTACACTTATCATACGATGAAAAATAGCTTGCTCGTACATAAGCACCTCATTGTACGTGCTGAAGCCATCCGACCTCCTGTTGATGAAGAACAACTTAAAGAATGGATGTTAGATTTTATTGCTTCCATTAATATGAAGGTAATGATGGGTCCATATGTTAAGTATTGTAATATGGAAGGCAACCGAGGTATTACAGCTATAGCTGTAATAGAAACTTCGCATATAGTAATGCATGTATGGGATGAACCTAATCCAGCGTTGATGCAATTTGATGTGTATTCATGCGGTGATTTTAATCACACAGATATTTGTAAAAAAATTATGGATGATTTTGATATTCATAAAATAGAATATAAATATTTAAATCGAGAGACTGGTTTACAAGACATTTAACGGCACATACATCCCATCATATTACCGCTACCATCATTCATTATGTGTAGATTGAGAGTATCCACATAGCCAGTTAATTTTAATCTAAGTATGTCACATAAATCAAAACAATTTATCTCATCAAATAATTCTATACCCTCTAACATTTGTTTTGTTACAGGTATCAACTGATACAAACCATCATTTAAAATTATTAAATCCATTCTTTAAAATCTTCAGCCATTATTTCATTGGCTATGTTCATTTTTTTTCTTAAAGCTTCTACAATTTTTTCATCAACTGTTTTTTCTGCTATAATATCTATGTAAGTCATTTTTCTTTTTTGCCCTGCCCTATTTATTCTAGCCTCTGATTGTGTTCTTTTCTCTAGATCATACCCATTAGAATAATAAATCATTGTATTTGCTTCAGTTAAAGTAATTCCATACCCACCTGTTTGAGGTGTGCCTATCAAAAACCTAACAGGACTATCGGGATCTTGTATTTTTTTAATATTATTTTGCCTTTCATCTGGGGGAGTATCTCCGTAATAAGTAACATAAGAATCTTTACCATATTCTTTTTCTACTGTTTCAATTATTGATTTAATATCTTGTCTCCAATGGGCCCAGATAACTGCTTTATTTTCTACTTCTTTTAATATTTCTACAAGAGCAGTAACTCTTTCGTTTTTAATAGGTTTTATAGTCTTATCATCAGCTGTAAAATGTCCACACGTTATTTGATGAAGTCGCATTAATTGAACTAATGCTGTAGCAGTAGTCATCATTTTTCCATCCATAGATGCTAAAGCTATTCGTTTCATTTGGTCATAAACTTTCCTTTGTTCAGGCGTAAGACTAATAATTCTTTTCATGTAAGTATATTCAGGTAAATCTAAGCAGTCTTCTTTTAATACACGATAAGAAAACCTATCTAATTTTTCTGATAATTCTCCTAGGTTTTTATATCCGACTACAATTTGAACCGATCTGCCTCCAAAGTTAGCTGATTTCATAATAGCGTACCTAGTTCTAAATGCATAATAAGAACTAAAATCTAATAATTCTTCTTGTAAGAATTCACATTGTTTATACAAATCTAATGGTGATTTAGTCACAGGAGATCCTGTTAATATTCTTCTATACTTAGCATGTTTTCCAAGAGCCACAATTGCCTTAGTTCGTTTAGCTTCTGGATTTTTAATAGTCGTACTTTCATCAATTGCCATTAAAGTATTGTGACAATTTAAAAATTTAGCAGCAAACTCTAAACCTTTTTTAGTAGAGAAAGCTTCTACATTCATTATTAAAACATGTAGTTTTTCAGTAGTTTGAAATAATATGTTTAATTGATTTTGTTGTTTTTGATTAATTAAGGCGCGCCATAATACCATATCTTTTTCTACATGAGTAGCCATATGTTGTGGTATTTCTATATCAAACCAGTTTTGATATACACCTTTTGGTGCTATAATAAGTGCCCCATTTATTTTACCTTTATCATAAAGCATAGAAATATTATCTATTAATACTTTAGATTTACCTGTACCCATTTCCATAAAGTATGCATAGCATTCTTTATTCCATGATTTTTCTAACGCAGTTATTTGATGTGCGTATGGCTTTGTTTTAAATTTATAATTCATATCTATCTTGTTTTTCTTTCTATTGACTATTATATAATATTAATATATTAAAAGTCAATTAGAAAGTTATGAAAAATAAAGTTTATGTAATTCAAGAACTTCCAGGTACTACTAAAGGTGAACCTAAGTTTAATATTATGGGTGTTAAGAAATATGGCGATATTGTCACATTGTTGCCTGAATTTTCCCAAATTATTCTGTCACCAGGTCCATTAGTGTTTAAATTAAGAAAATTATTAAAAAATTACACGCCAGACGATTATTTATTATTAACAGGAGATCCAGCAATTATAGGAGTGGCGTGCTCAATTGTCGCAGATCTAACAAATGGTAAGTATAACTTATTAAAATGGGATAGACAGGAGAAAACTTATTACCCTATAGAAATAAATTTATATGAAAGAGGGGATATTGATGCTTGACAAAACAATATTATAGATTATATAGGATATTATGAAAGGTAAAAAAGAAAAAAAGGTAAAAACTATGTCAATTAACTTTGAAGAAGATAAACAACAATCAATAAATAAAACAGATGACGCACATTTGTTATCTGCTCAGGTAACTAAACTACAAGGTTTAGAAGATGAGTTGGCATCAAAGGAAACTGAACTAAAGAAATTAAAAAAGAATATAGAATTAATTTCTGGTGAAGTTATTCCTACTATGATGCAAGAGATGAATATCTCTACATTAAAATTAGCAGATGGTTCCGCAGTTGAAGTGAAACCAATCTACGGTGCTTCTATTTCTATAGACAAGAAAGAAGAAGCATTTAACTGGCTTCGTACAAACGGCTTAGGTGATCTTATTAAAAATGAGGTTATCGTTTCCTTTGGTCGTAACGAAGACGCAAAGGCAGCAGAATATGCTGTACTAGCGCAAGGTAAAGGATATCAACCTATCCAGAAATTAAAGGTTGAACCTATGACTCTTAAAGCTTTAGTTCGTGAGCGTATCGAATCTGGAAAAGATATGCCCACGGAACTATTTAACGTGTTCTCAGGAAACAGAACCAAAATAACGAGGAAATAACCATGACTCAAGAAAAAAGAAACACGGACAATGGCGCAAAAAAACAATCTGCAGTAGCTGAAAAAGCTACTGCTGGTGCTTTGTCTACAAGCCTCTTTGAGGCTGACGCAGATAAGGGACTAAGTAATGTAGGTCACGACGACCTTGCATTACCTTTCCTTAAAATCCTAGGACAATTATCTCCTGAAGTAAATAAGAGAGACGGTAAATACGTAGAAGGTGCAGAGCCTGGTATGATTTACAACTCTGTTACAGGGGAGTTGTTTGATGGAGTAAAAGGTGTGGATGTTATACCTTGTCACTATAAGTTAGAATACATAGAGTGGCAAGATAGAGGAGAAGGATCTGGAGCGCCTGTGGCGATCCACTCTTCTTCAAGTGACATCATGTCTAAAACACAAAGAGACTCAAGTTTTAAAGATAGATTACCTAATGGTAATTATATTGAGAGAACTGCAAGTCACTTTGTAATAGTAAATGGCTCAAGTCCATCTACCGCTTTAATTGCTATGAAATCGACACAATTAAAGGTTAGTAGAAAGTGGAACAGTATGATGGCCAGTATACATTTAAAAGGTAAGAATGGATTATATACTCCAGCTTCTTTTAGCCACGTATACAAGCTAAAAACTGTTCAGCAGTCTAATGATAAAGGTACTTGGTTTGGCTGGGAGATTAGTAAAGTTGGTCCAGTGCAGGATGCTGCAGTGTACAAACAATCTAAATCTTTTTCTGAGAGTGTCTCTAAAGGAGACGTTCAAGTCAAGCACGGTGATACCGTTGCTGGGGCTACAGAGAAAGCTGGCGCACACTTTTAGTTTTCTTTTGGGGGCGAGCAATCGCCCCCATTTTAATAACATGGGTTACAATGGAAGAATTTATAAAGATATTTAATGGGTTGGAAAGAAATTACGGATATATTAAGGATATATCTAGCGCTAAGAATAACGAAGAAGGTAAACTAAAAACAGTTTATACGTGGGCTAAAACAGAAATAACTAATCAAGATTACATTAATCATTTAAACGGAGTTAAATCTATAGGAATACAGCCTTGTGATGATGAAGGTATGGCAAGTTTTGGAGCCATAGATATAGATGACAAAGAACATAGTTACAAAAATTTTCCTTATCAAAAATATTTAGAAATAATTGCTAAACACAAACTACCTATAGTTCCAGTTAAATCAAAAAGTGGTGGGCTTCATTTATATATTTTCTTTTCAGAAAAAGTAAAAGCTACTTTTGTTAGAGATTGTTTAGAAAACTTTTTATATTGTTTAGATCTTAAACCTGGAATAGAAATTTATCCTAAACAAACAGAACTTGGAAAAGATTCCTCAGGTAAATTAATAGATGGTCAATTTATTAATCTCCCTTATTTCAATAAAACCGACAGAGTTGCATTAAATTTAGACGGCACAGAATTTTCATTTGAACAATTTATAGAAGTAGTAAAAGCCAATACATTTACTCAAAAACAATTTGAAGAGTTTTCACTAGCCCATGTGAAAAATCTGCTACAGGGAGGTGCCGAAGATTTAATTGATGGACCTCCTTGTCTGCAGATCTTGACACAAAATAAATTAAAAGATGGTAGAGACAGGGTTCTATATAACTATATGGTCTTTGCTAAAAAGAAATATAAAGATAATTGGGAAAAGAAGGTTTTAGAGTTTGCAAGAACTAACTTTATTTATGACAATGATTGGGGCGATAAGAAAGTAGAATTTAAAATTAAAGCATGGGATAAAGAAACTACCAAAGGACATACGTGCACAGAGGATCCAATCCACGCAGTATGTTTAAAAGCTGAATGTAGAAAAAGAGCCTTTGGTTATTTATCTGATAAACAAGTACACTACCCTGTATTATCTGGTTTAGTAAAAATAGCTTATCCTGAACCAGAGTATACATTTAATGTGGTTTTACCTGATGGAGAAACTACCAAACAAGTTAGAGCCAAGAATATAAAACAAATTATTAATCAAGATGAGATTAGAGGAATTATAGGAAACGCAGCTGGATTTGTTCCAGCTAAAATTAAAGCAGATAAGTTTCAAGAAGTATTGGATAGTTTATTCCCACCAAAAGAAGTTACTACTCCAGCAAAAGGTACAACTCCAGAAGAATTATTAGAAGAACATTTAATTGAATATGTAAATGGTCCACAGGCTACAACTTATGCAGCTTTTAGAACAGGAGCAACTCTTGTTGAAGAAGATAAAATGTTTTTTAAATACAAAAACTTTTTTGATAGTTTAAGAAATAAGGATTGGAAAGAAAACAAATCTAAAACTGGTGAAATGATGATGAAATTATTTAGTGCAAAATTTGGAATTAACAAAAGATTTCCTAAGAAAGACGGTGAAGAAAGTTCTCATCCATCTGTAGAAGTAGTAGAAATAACAATTGATAATTACATTGAAGGAAATATTCCTACGGAAAAAGTTCCATTTAAAAATACAAAGGAAATTTTTTAATGATTAAAAAAATATTGGGACCCCCAGGCACAGGAAAAACAAGAACCTTATTAGACTATGTAGATGAATATGTTAAAAGAGGTATATCATTAAATGAAATAGGATACTTTGCATTTACAAAAAAAGCAGCCAATGAAGCAAAACAAAGAATGTTAGAAAGACATCCTGAGTTAGAGAAAAAAGATTTAAAATATTTTCAAACTTTACATTCATTAGCTTTTCATACACTAGGATTAAGTGAAGAAAGAGTAATGCAACCAGAACATTATGAACAAATAGGAAGTGATTTAAATATAAGAGTCAACTACTATAGGGAAGGAGAAGAAATTTGTTATTTAGATTGTGACAACGAATACTTTAAGCTTATTAATAAAGCTAGAGTAAAAGGTTATTCTATTGAAAAAGAGTTCAATACTAATGAATGGAGTAGGAATATAGACTTTCCAGTTCTAAATCATATCTATCAATATTATTTAGATTTTAAACATGGCAGTAATTTAGTTGATTACACTGATATGTTGGAACTTTTGATAGACAACGCACCGAGCATACCACAGTTTAAGGCTATTTTTATAGATGAAGCTCAGGATTTAGCTCCTATTCAATGGAAGGTTTATGATACTTTATTAGACTGTAGTGATGATATGTATTTAGCTGGCGATGATGATCAAGCTATTTTTGCTTGGGCTGGTGCAGACGTAGATAGGTTTATTACTGAACCGGCAAAAGAAATTGTATTAGATCAATCAGAAAGAATACCCCAAAGGGTGCAAGAGATATCTAATGTCATTATGAATAGGATACAGGGTTTAAGAAAAGAAAAAATTTATCATCCAAAATTTGATAAACAAACCAAAAAAATAATTGAAGGCCACACAGAGCCCATTTATTCTTTAGATAATTTAAACTTACAACAGGGCAACTGGCTAATATTGGCACGAACTACTTACAGAGTAAGTGAGATATGTAAACAATTAAAACAATCTAATCTTTATTACAATCACTATAGGTTTGGGAAAAGTTTTGACACTAAGTTATTTAGAACGATTCTAAACTGGACTAGTTTAGCAAAAGGTAAATCAATAAATAGAGCCGACTGTAAGGATATTTTTGATTATTTAAATATAGAATTTAATGAAAACCTAGGTTCTGAAGTAACTATAAAAGATTTAAATTTTAAAACCGGATTACCTTGGTACGAAGTATTTACTAACGCTGACCAATCAGAATGTTTTTATATTAGAAATATGTTAGCGATGGACGAAAAATTATCACAAGATGCGAGAATACAGGTCTCAACAATTCATGCAGCCAAAGGTGGTGAATGTGAGAATGTGGTCTTAGTTTTAGATAATACAAAAAAGATCAGGGATTCTATCACAACTAGTTTATTTAAGCAAGATGAAGAACATCGAGTTTGGTATGTAGGTGTGACTAGATCAGCCCAAAATCTTTATATATTAAAACCAAAAAAAGAAAGGAATGGATACAACCTATGACAGATCAAGATATGTTTAAAGATGTGTTTCCTCAAAGCAGACAAGTTGGAGGATCTCATTATAAAAATTTTCATATTCAACCCTACGAGTTTATTTCAAAAAATAATCTTTCGTTTTTTCAAGGGTGTGTAGTGAAATATGTCTGTAGATATTTACATAAAAGTGGTGTAGAAGATCTACAAAAGATAATTCATTATTGTGAATTAGAAATTTTAAAATTAAAAGACACTAAAAAGAAAAAGTAAATTATGATTATACCAAAGTTTGAAACCCAAAAGGAATGGGTAGAGCCAAAAGAATTTCCTGACTTACGACAATGTGATGAAATAGCAATAGACTTAGAAACTAGAGATCCAGATTTAAGAACTAAAGGATCGGGTTCTGTAATAGGTAACGGAGAAGTAATTGGTATTGCTGTAGCTGTACCAGGCAAAGCTTTTTATTTTCCAATTGCTCATGGCTCAGGGCCAAACATGGAACGTAAAAAAGTTTTAAAATGGTTTGAAGATATTATGGCAAGTCCTTCTACAAAAATATTTCACAATGCAATGTATGACGTATGTTGGATAAGAAATTTAGGTATAAAAATCAATGGTTTAGTGGTTGATACAATGATTGCAGCATCGTTAGTAGATGAAAATAGATTTAGATATGATCTCAATACTTTGTCTTGGGATTATTTAGGACATGGTAAAAATGAAACTGCATTAAACGAAGCAGCTAAGTCTAGAGGTTTAGATCCTAAAGCAGATATGTGGCAACTACCAGCATTAGAAGTTGGATTGTATGCAGAGAAAGATGCACAACTTACATTAGAACTATGGCAAGTTTTTAAAAGAGAAATAGTTCAACAAGATATAGAAGATATTTTTAATTTAGAAACAGATTTGTTTCCATGTTTAGTTGATATGAAATTTAAAGGAGTTCGCGTTGACGTTGAAAAAGCGAATCAAACCAAGATCCATTTAGCAACAAAGGAAGAACAATTATTATTAGATATTAAAAAAGAAACTGGAATACAACCTCAGATATGGGCTGCTAGAAATATTGCAGAAATATTTGATAAGTTAAATTTAGATTATGAAAGAACTGAAAAAACTCAAGCACCAAGTTTTACTAAAAATTTTTTGCAAGAACATAAACATCCTTTAGTACAAAAGATTGCTCAAGCAAGAGAGATTAATAAAGCACATACAACTTTTATTGATACAATTATTAGGTATGAACACAAAGGAAGAATCCATGCAGACATAAATCAAATTAGATCAGATAATGGCGGAACTGTGACAGGAAGATTCTCATACTCAAATCCAAATTTACAACAACTTCCAGCTAGAAACAAAGACCTTGGACCTCTAATAAGGTCCTTATTCTTGCCTGAGGAAGGCCATACATGGGGTTGTTTTGACTATTCTCAACAAGAGCCTAGGTTGGTAGTGCATTATGCCTCTTTGCATCAATTTCCGTCTGTTTATGAAGTAGTGGAAGCTTATCAAGATGATGTAAGCACAGACTTTCACCGGACAGTAGCAGACATGGCTAAGATACCTAGGTCCCAAGCTAAAACAATTAACTTAGGATTGTTCTATGGGATGGGTAAAACAAAATTACAAGCAGAACTTGGTGTAACTAAAGAACGTGCTAAAGAATTATTTGATCAATACCATGCTCAAGTGCCGTTTGTTAAACAACTCATGAACAGTGCATCTAACAGAGCACAAGAACGAGGACAGATTAGAACTTTACTAGGTCGTCTGTGTAGGTTTCATTTATGGGAACCAAATAGTTTTGGAATGCATAAAGCATTGAGTCATGAAGATGCACTCAGAGAACACGGACCAGGGATTAAAAGAGCGTACACATACAAAGCTTTGAATAAATTAATTCAAGGTAGCGCTGCTGACATGACAAAAAAATGTATGTTAGATCTTTACAAGGAAGGTATATTGGCTCATATACAAATACATGATGAATTAGATATATCTGTTGAAAGCCCAGAACACGCTAAAAAAATAGTTGAGATTATGGAAAATGCTGTTACACTGGCTGTCCCAAATAAAGTAGATTATGAATCAGGAAACACATGGGGAGATATCTACGATTAAAGGAGATAAATGGAAAACATTAAAGTAAAATGCCAGAAGATCTGGCTAGATCATAAACACTGTATCATTAGTGCTGTAGTAGGTGTAATAGTCGGCGCAATACTATTCTAAACTACAAAAATTAATCACATAACCGGAGAGTATAATGTTAAGAATGAAACACATTATTGCTAAAATAAAATCTATTAAAGAAAAAATTAAAAGTTGGTTTAGCAATAGAAAAGTTAAGTAAATGAATTTAGTAGATCTGTTAAAAAAAAACATAGTAATGGTACCTATTGTTGCATCACTAGTTGTTGGAACATTTACAGGGGTCCGTTACATAGTTAATCTTACA